CTGGTGCTGATGTTGTTAGTGTACCTAATTCATTTTTATATGTAAATGGTAAAGGTAATCTAATTCCTGCTCCTATATCTACTTGAGAATCCATTGTTAGATATGTCATTGAACCCATATTGGTATTCGTTGATGCACCAAACAGCATGTTTATAGCCTCTTGTGGATTTGGTTGATACAATCCAAAACCTTGATTTTGATTTTGAATGTTTATATCATCAATCATTTGACCTGAAAATGGGTCTGTATAATTTGGGTCAAATCCAAAAGTACCTGTGTTTGTTCTGTTTCCAAATCTATCAAAAGCTTGGTATTGTGGTGCTGGTGGTTGTGGTGCTTGTGAATGTGATATTTTATATCTACATGCCTTTGGTCTTGCTGCCTTAGGATATGTTCTAATATCACCAAATAATGTTTTAAATGTACCTTCAAAGTGATTAAGACTGAAAGAATCAAATTCTCTATTCTTAGCTTGTTGTACAGAACCATTTTCACTTTTCCACTCATAAGTTGCTTTGAAAGAGTGAACATAATACTTTTGATTAAATAAAAGTTTACCATCTTGTTCTTCATACTTACAAGAACCATCATCCTCTGTTGCTGCAGAGTTGAAGTTTAATGCGGTAGAATCAGTACATCCTAATATTTTCGGGTCATCTATTTCGTACACACAACTACCATCTTCTCTTTTTGCAAGAGGATTGAAATTTTTTGCTTTCGGGTCCATACATCCAACAACTGCAACTTCTTCTGGTAATGCAGTAGAACTATATTGGTCATCGTTGTAAGAACTTTTTAATATTTCTTTAAGTTCATCAAGTGTTTTTTGTTCATCTTCTGTTAAGATATTTTCATCTTGAATATTTCTTTTTGGTAAAAGTGATTCAAGACAATCTATTAGAATAGAAATCATATCACCTTTTATTTTATCTATTGGTAATATTACTTGAATATCCTCACCCATGGGTTTACCATATCGATTATCTGTTGGGAAATAGTATCTACCTCCTGCGTAATATTTACAAGCCTCAAGAAACTTCTCTCTAACTTTTACTAAGAATGCTTCGAAGTTAGGTATTTTAAATTCTTGTTGAATTAATTTAATATATTTTTCACCTTGAGCAACAGTACCTTTTTCTGTTGTTATTGTTTGTCTAATTTTATCAACAGTAACACTTTCTGCAGCCTGTAGAATAAAATATACAGTATCATCTCTAAATTCTTTTTCTTCAATTAAACCATCATATCTAATTGTTAAATCTTTATTTTCTATTTTACTCTTAAGTGGTAAAACTCTTATCTCTGTTCTTGATGGTGAAATTTCATGTATCCATAATTTATCACCTTCTTTTGCATTAGAACCTGCTCTTCTGTTTAATAAAGTTACTTGGGTTTTAAAAACACCATTAGAATATCCAGCATCTCTAATTAATTTTTCTACATCTACAATGTATTCTGATGCTCGTGATTGTTTATCTCCTGCGTTTGCAGTTGAAAGGATAAAGTAATCTGTAATGTTTGCACTGTCAAGATAAACATATCTTACAAAATCACCACTATCACCTTGTGGTAATTTATTATCGTTTGAATCATACAATACAAACTCAATGACATCAGCAATACCTTGACCGAAATAAGATTTTTGTAATCCTTCTTCAAAGACCACTCTATCTTTTTCATCAACCTTGTATCCATTATCGTTGATTATATCTTTAAATCCTTCTATTGCCATGATTGTTTAAATAATTTATAATTGTATTTATCTAATAATCTTTTTCCACCATACATATCGAAAACAAAATATGAAAAATATCTACCTACCCATTGAGTAAATTGTCCTCTAAGGTTATTTTTTGGTAATACTCCAATATCATATGCCATCCACTCTGTCCATGGTTTACATAAGAAATAAATTGTAGGTGTCCATTGTGGATTCTTTCTCATAAACTTAACAACTTTTCTTGCCCACATTTGATATCCTACAACCAATTTAGGGTCTGTAATAAATCTTTTTGCTCCCCATCTTTCATCTGCATCCCAAATCTCCTCTGGTAGATAACCTTGTTTATACAATTCGTTACAAATAATTTTACCACCAGAATTTGAGTTTGATGCTGCAGTTGATGCTGCTTGATTTGCTTTAATCGCATCTCTTTGGGCTTGTGATACTTCTGATTGTAATTGTATTATATTTTGATTTAATGTTGCTATCTGGTCTTGTGCAGTTTTCAACTGGTCTTGATAAGATGCAACAACCTCTTTTAAGGTTTCCTTTTCTGCTTGTAATCCTCTTAACTGTCCTTCTATCGAAACTCTCTCTACACCCTCTTGAATACCTTTAGAAAGGGCGTTTTGGAAATCAATAAGAAGTGAAGCATATCTTTCGTTTGCTGCTTCTAACTCTCTTTGTAAAACTTCTTGTTGAGCAACTGCAGTTGCCATTCTTTCATTTGCAGCATTTAACTGAGTTTCTAAGTTGGTTGATATTCCTATCTGTTCTCTTAGTTCCCCTTGAACTCTTGCTAAGTTAATTCGTGCCTCTCTAAATAAATCTTGTAATCTTTTAAATGCTTTTTTACTGATTACTTTAGGTAAAGCTTTATCACCACTTTTTATTAACTCATCAACATCAACATCAATTGCTTTTATTAACTCTTCTTCATTGTATTTTGCTCTCTCTATTCTATCACTAATTTCACCTGAAAATGATTTTTGTTTTTCATTAACATCTACTGGTAGATTTGATATTTTTGATTTCTTATGAAGAGAAGGTTCTTTTACTTGTAATTTTTCTGTTGTTGAAAGTTTTTTAGGTGCTACTTGTTTACCATCTTTCTTTTTTATAAGGACAGTACCATCTTTCTCTTTACGAAGTGCTTTACTTCCAAGAGAAACTAATTCGTTAATTCTGTATTTATCCTTTAAACTCATTTTATTTTTCTACCGTAAAAGTTAAATCCTTGTCTACAAAATATTCTACCACACCACTTCTAACTGTTTTTATTTCAATATAATAATCTCTATTGTATTCAAAGTTAGATAGATTTAAAGTAAAATAATTACCACTTGAATCACAACTAACTTTTGTGTAGTTATCGTTAAATGGTACTACTACTTCACCAGTCACTATATCTTTAATTTGATAGTAAGTTGTTGATGGTAGATATTTTACATCTGTATAAGCATATTCATTAGTGTAAGTTTTCAAAGGATATCTTTCCCTTCCATAAACTCTAATGGTTGGTTTACTTCCTCTTTTGTATCGTGTCTTTAATCTTTTAAAGGTAACAATAATATCTTCTGCAGTAAGTTGGGTTAATGAACCCGTTGTGTGTGAAGAATCATCCCAACCAATTCTTATCTTCGGTTGATATATTGTATTCGTTTCTTTCGAAAAGAACTTGAGTTGACCGTAATCTGTTGTATCGTTTTCTTTCGATGTATCGTGTTTTATAATCCAACCTTCATTTGGTAATGAACCACTAATCCAAGACCTAAGTGGAGTTAGTACATTCATCTCTATATCTGCAGTTTCATATGAGAATGTTTGAGATGCAGAAGAACCTGTGTACCAAGTTCCTCCCTTTCCATTAAACGAACCAGTCGTTCCACTTGCAAAGTTACTACCCAACCAATCAACAGTTGTTCTTTTATTCCAACTACACCCATCTGTGGATATCTCATCGAATCGTGTACCAATTCCCATATCCCATGATTGTGAGACAGGATATGCGTAAATTGTATAATCAACTGGTATTTCTGATGATTCACATTCTTTAAGAATAAGTTCTGCTGAACTCATTGTTATCTCTCCACTTACAATAGATTGTGATATTGCATTGGTATTGAATTTAATTAGTGAACGAGAAATATCTTTTAGGTTTCCATAATATGTTTTAGAAACTTCTAATATTTCATCAAACCCAGTATTTTGAGTGGGTTGTTGTAAGTATATGGATGCATCTTTTGATGCAGTTACGAAATAATACATTATAGAACCCTCCCTTTTATATCTTTGTTAGGAAACTTAATTTCAAATACTGATGGGTCTAAAGATGGATAAACCATTTTACCTTTAGTTGCATCTTCTATGTTATATGAATTTGAAGAATAGTTTCCTAAACACTTGTTAGTAATTTCAAACAATGGTACAGATTGTACTCCTTCAACTCCTGCACATATTAATTCAGCCTCACTTATGTTGATTGGCATATTAAATGTAAAGTTATCTATGTTGAAGTGTTCTGTTAATTCAGAAATACATTTTGCTAGTACTTCTCGTTTATTGTAACTACCAAATACTCGTATTTCAAAGTTAATACCAATGTTAATAATATATCCATCCATGATATTAACACCATCTGTTAACAATCTATATTCTTGTAGATATGTTTTTAAATTTTCTTTGATTGCACTATTTGAAGTGGTAAGATTTTTATTGTTATCGTATCCAAGTATGTATAAGTTAATAGCAAATGGATTATTTTTTTCTTGTAGATTGTTTTTCTTACCAACTAAGAATCTTTGTAATTCACTTTTTATTTCAGTTTCAGTTATATCTCTTTCTTTAAAATCAGTTATTAATCCTGCAAATTCTTCTAAAGAATTAGGATTAGAAAGAATAGAAGCAGGTGAGTTATTATCTAATTCTCCATCTGGTGCACAATATGCTTTTGCTATCCCACCAAACTTAGGAGGTAATGATAATGCTCTTACTTGATAATCTTTTCTTGTTACTGCTCTGTTTTGTGAACCAAAGTTTGCAAGTGCATTTTCTCTAATCTCTTCAATCGTTTCTCCACCTCTACCACCAGAAGAAGGTACTTCGTTATCAACTGCTAATGAAATTTTAGCTGCTTTGTATGTTTTAAGTTCACCTGGTGAAAATACAGTTGTATCATCATCAAACGAAACATTTTGTATTCTTGTTATAGTACCCTTTGGTACATTTGCTTCAACACCACCACCAATTAAATATGAAATAGTAAACTCACCTGTTGGTGCTTGTCCATATGTTTTATTCTTTAAGAAATTAGATGGGTCAAAAGATGCACCTAATTTATCAATTGATGAATTTAAACCTAATCCAACATTTTTAAAGTTTGGAATTAAAGTTTCATCATTAGATACTGTCCCTCCACCAAATACTAAACTTGTTGTATTGTTTGAATTTATTTGTTTTACAAATCTTCTTGATGTTTTGAATAGTTTAAGAATATTTGGTACAGAATCTTTAAATTGTGATAAATCTTTATCAAACTGTTCTGTATTTGGATAATCAACATAAACCATCTCTTGTCCAAGATAAGGAACTTCATACCATTTGTTTCCATCAGAATCTCTTACATCGTAAATATCAATTACATTATCTTCTGCTAAATCAACTTTAGCAAATGGTTCATTTGAATTAAAACTTATCGTTCTTGTTTTTACTGTTGCTGAAATTGCTTTTATTTGTTTCTTGATTAGATACTGTGATGGTTCGTTTGTAACTCCATCTCTTTTATAGACCGTAATTACTCTATCGTCTGCATCATTGAAATCTAATAATTCAGTTGTTCTAAATATCGTACCTTCTGCAGATGATTCTACCAACATACCTTCTTTTATTCTTAAAAGAAAATCATTATCTGGTTCATTATCTATACCAGTTCCCTTTGATGGTACAACTTGGTAAACAGAAAGTAAAACTACTGATGGTGAAACAACTTTTGGTTTGTATCCTAAATACTGTGATAATGCAAGAACGTTTTCTTTATCCTCTGCATATAACATCATGGATTCTTTTAATGTATCATCAATGTAATAAGATAATACATCACCAACATATGCAGCCATTTCAATAAACATCATACCAGGTGATGCTTCATTAAAATCAGAATATGTTTTTGGGAAGTACGTTTTTGAGTACTCAATTAGGTTTTCTCTAAATTGAGCAAAATCTTTGTTAAGATACTTTATGTTTCTTCCCTTATTACTTTTAAATGATGCTGAATTTAATGCCATAATTACTCCTGTATCCTCATTGTTATTTCTTGAGTTTCTATTTGGTTACCTACTGTAAATTGTATTTTAAGTTTTGCTTGGTGCATATCTTTCATCTCATCTGTCATTTCTACCTCTATATCTTTTATAGTGATATAAGGTAACCAAAAATTTACACTTTCAGTAATAGTTGTTTGTAACTTTTCTTCAAACTCATCTGTCATTTGTTCAAAAAGAACTTGATGTAGACCAGTACCAAATTCTGGTTGCATAATTCGTTCTCCTCTTGCAGTTGATAGTAAATTTTTTAAATTACTTTTTGCTTGTTCGAAGGAAGTAAAAGCCTGTTCGAAGAAACCTGTGTTTCCTCGTTTAACTGGTAAGGTGATTCCATATGCAAACGCATCAAAATCTTTTGTATCCTTAACAACTTTTCTACCAACTACATAAGCCATTTTTTATTTCCTATCTTTTAAATTTTTTAACTAACTCAGAATTATCTCTGTTTAGTATTCTATCAAGACCAGGTAATCCTGTCTTAACTCCAAGACCTTGTTTACTTGGTCCTCTTGATACATCACCATATCCCATCTTCTGTGCCATCTGAGCTCTCATCATATCAGTACCACCTTGTGCACCTTGTGAATCAAATGTTACTGTTTTATCCATACTCTCTTGGATTGGTTGTTGTTGTGGTAGATTATCTAATACTGATTTACCACCACCTGTACCTTGTCTTTGTTCTTTAGTAAATGGTTTTGTTTGATTCAAAACTTCATTTAATATAGCGTTCTTGGTGAATTGTTTTTTTGGAGTTGCTCGTTCTTTTTCTAACGCAAGTTCTACTTCTTGAAAAGGGTCTACCTCCTCAGTAACAACTTGCGTAGAGGGAACAGCAACACCCCCCTTCACCTCTACCAATCTTTTATTAATCTCTTCCTCTAATATTGCAGGAAAAGTTTTAGATAAAAATTGTTCTTGTCGTTTGGCAACCTCGGCCTCAACAAGTGTCTTTACTACTTTGATTAATTGTTTGTTATTCATTTTCATTTCTGTTTATCTTAATATAAATATATCTATTATAATTTTATCGGTTTTAAGCTGGGACTGTATATCCTTTCCATTTTAGAATACCTGGTGATGTGAATGGTGGAGAGCCTGGATATAAACATAACATATAGTATGTTCCACCGACTGTAGTCAAGTGACTTGTAATTCCTATTACCAATCTATCTAAGAAAATATCAACATTATCTGTTGGTCTAAACTTGCCAGGTTTCCATGTTCCAGCAATCTCAGTTGGTGCTTTGGTTGTGTTTAGATTTTGCATCGCACCTGGTCCACCTGGTGTTAATGGTGGAATCATTGGACTCAATTCTGATAATTGCCAATAGGATACTATCGCTTTACCCAAATCATTATAAAATGTATTGTTTGATTGTGATGTAGCGTTTAGTGCTTTCATACACGCACTTTTAACCATCATTTCCATACCTGAAGTATTTCCTTTGAATAGTTTAACTGGTTGGTGCATTAATTCGAATCCTCTTTTAATTGCACTATCATATTCAGATGTTAATTTCTTAGCCCAATCATCGTATTTATCAATACCACCTTGATTGTTCATATATCTACTCATATTAGATTTAAATTTGTTGAGAGACATGATGTTATTCCGTATAATTTAATGTAGATAAGAATTCATTTAATCTTCCTTTAATATCATCGAAGGTAGATTTATTTAATGGATTTGGTTTAGTTGGACCTGCAGGTGATTGATAAACTGCTGCATTGATTGCATCAATAAGTTCTTCTAACAATCCTAATAACACTTCTCCTCTAACAAGAGGTTCTGCATCTGATTCTGTATTTAAAAATATTTTACCTTGACCACCTAACCAATAGTTATCAAAATCATTTGAGGTAATTCTTACTTCACCATTAAAATCTAATTCAGCACCATCTAATCCATTATCGATTGTTAACTTACCATCTGATATAAATCCATAATCTCCTCTTGAATAAAAAATCATTTCTGAATCTTTTGCTGATAAAATTATTCTACCACTATTAATTAGAATTTGGTCTGTACCTGTAAGTTCACTTGGTAATTCAAATTTAGTTGGTGTAGTTTCAAAATCAGTAGAACCACCATCATCTACAATACCAGGTTGGAAATCTAATTTATAATCACCACTTGTAATTGCAATTGTTGAACCATCCTTACTTACATCTTCTTCAGTTTGTGAACCTTCTTTGAGTTCAGCAATAGATTGTTCGTTTTGTCTATTTCTAATTAGTATAGTTGGTGCAAGAACATTGTCTGTATTATTGTATCCACTAAATCTAATAGATTGACCATGTCTACTTTGAAGTATTCTATCTCCTTCGTATAATTTTAAAGGATTGATTTGTGTTGTTTCAAAGTATTCTCCAATCGGAGTATCTCTATCAGCATCTCCACCACTTGAAATACCTGTATTAGATGATTCAGTATAACCAGATGAATTATTTGATTCGTTTTTATCAGTTGGGTATGATTCTAAATTTTTATTTGGTTTAGCATTCCCTTGATTTATAAGTGGGTTTGATAATCTTTTATAAAACGATAAACCACCAGCATTAATAACTTCAACTGTTTCACCGATTAGAGGAGGGTTTACATCATATGCATCATATGGTCTGATAATCTTTAAATCTCCATCGGGTGTTGTGTTATCACTTAGTAATCTTATTGCTGCTCCTCCGATTAAACCTGTCCTTTTTGCTTCACCATCACCAGGTCCATCTGCAGATAATCGTGGATGACTATCATCGTAGATAACATCTATAACAACACCTATGTTGGTGTTCTTAGTACTCTTACCAGTATCACTTCGTTTGCTTGAAGAATTTAAACTACCAACTCTAAACCCCATTTGTATTTACCTTTTGTTTTAGTTCTTCTATTTCATTAGTAAGTTCGTCAACCTTCAACTCTTGTTCATCAGCAACTTCGTGTATAGTTTCATCTAATTGTTTAAGTAGTTGTTCTTTTTCTCTATCACTAAGGAATCCACTATCACCTTCGGTTTTATTCTGTGCTCCAATAATTCTTTGTGCAATTGCAGCCATCTTGATTAGTGAATCATCGTTCTTAACTGATGTATCTACTAAATCTTTTATGATTGGTCCAATTACTGCCATATCCCCAGCATGTCTAATTACCTTCTTCATCTCAGCAATTAGCTCAGAGATTCTTTGTTTCTTGTTTTGTTGATTATCATAGATATCTTTAAACAATCCACTCAGGTCTTTACCAGGAAATAATTCAAAATCTGTACTCATGATTTTACCATATTAGTTGTATATAAATATAGTAAATGAAAAAACCTCACTTTTTAGGGTGAGGTTTAATCGTTAACGCGTTGTTAGAATTACTTCTAATCCTTACTTCTTAATAATGTGGTAAAGTACAAAAGCACCTACGAGTCCTAACAGACCCTCAGCACTCAAACTTCCTAAAATGCCCATGATGTTATCAACTACTGATACTTCTGGCCAGAATGGGATGTCCGCACCTTTGAAGAGTACTTCAAGTACTACTCCTAAGGCTATTATGCTAATACCGATTTTTGTTAGTTCATCAGCCCATGAGCCGATTTTTTTCAAAAATTCCATATTGTTCTCCTTTTGTTTTAATTAATGCAAATAACTTTTCCATCTTGCAAAACATTGGGATATCTCCACAAATAACTATGGTATATATGATAAAAAAAAGTTGAATATATATTGAAACATCAATTAGAGGGTTGTATTGAGGGTTTATATATGTATGTACAAAAAAACCCAACCGAAATTTGTTGGGTTTCTATCCTAGCCACTTTATTATACGACCAGGGTTCTTACTGATAAATATAGTTAATTTATCATAAAATAGTTTTTTTAACAATAAAGTTTCCAAGGACTAAGATATCCATCTCACAATTTAAAAATGTTTTGATTGCAGTATTTGGGTCATTAACCATTGTTTGGTCTTTTAAATTAAATGAAGTATTTAAAACAAGTGGGAACTTATTATCAATTTGTAATTGTTTTAGTAACTTAGTAATTCTTGGATGTCTTTTTTCAGTTACAGTTTGTATTCTTGCTGAACCATCTATATGAGTTATAGCAGGTAATCTATCTTTATACTTATCCTTTACTTTAACTACTTGATTCATATAAGGTACATCATCTTTATAATCAAAGAATGTAGTTTGATATTCTTTCAATACCATTGGTGCAAAGGGTCTGAATCCTTCTCTCTTTTTTATAATACGATTAACTCTTGCTTTCATTTGAGGGTCTCTTGGATTAGCAAGTATAGAACGATTACCTAATGCTCGTGCACCAAACTCTAATCTTCCTTCAAACCAACCGATAACAGAGCCAGTAGTAATTTCTTCAGATATCTTTTTTATTAAATCAAAATCAGAATATTCTTCATACCAAACATCAATGTGATTATTATCTAAAGCCTCTTTCATCTGTCGTTTTGAATATTGAGGTCCTAGATATGGATTATTGTTAGTTATCGTATTTTCATATGGAACTTTTGTATAATAATAATGTAGTGATGCACCTATTGCAGAACCAGCATCAGATGGTGCTGGTGGGATATGTATCTTTTGAAAAGAAGTTTTATTCTTTATTTTTCCATTAGCAGTTCCATTATAAGCACAACCACCTGATAAAACAATATTTTTTGATTTAGTTAATTTATATGCTGTATCTAATAAATTAAAAAAACATTTTTCATATAAACTTTGTAATCCTGCTGCTATATCTTTATGGTGTTGTTCAAGTTTCTCTTCTGGTAATCTATTTGGTATCTTAAATAACTTAGGTAGTTTAAAATTAAACATATCGATATCTGATGAATCATATGTAAAGTAATCCATGTTAACTTCGTATGTACCATTTGAATTTGTAGTTATTATTTTATCAAACTCATCAGAATATTTACTAGCATCTCCATATGGAGCTAATCCCATAATCTTATACTCACCTTCATTTGGTTTGAATCCTAAGTATGCGGTAAACGCTGAATATACCATTCCTAATGAATGTGGGAAATCAATACTTAATAATTTTTTTATTCTGTTTTTATTTGCGTAGTAAATAGCAGTAGTTTCCCATTCACCAACCCCATCAACAGTAACTACTACACTACTATTAAAACCAGATGTGTAAAATCCATATGCTGCATGAGATAAGTGATGATTACCATATATAAGTTTTATATGGTTACCAAAAAAGTTAAAGATTTCATTCTCAAACTTTTTATATTGTTTTTTGTTTCGTGATGCTGCAGATTCTGTGAGAACTTTTTGTAACCATGATGTTCTATCTGTTTGTTTGATTCTATCTATCTTTTCTTTTGGGTCCTCATAGAATACAACAGTATCTATATCTTCTGGTGTAAGGGTTTTTTCTTTTAATAACCACTCTAATGAATTTATGGGAAAAGATGAATCGTGTTTTATACCAGTGAATCTTTCTTCTTCTACTGCACTTAAAACTTTACCATTTCTAAGTAGTGAAACTGCGGAATCGTGAAAACCACAACTAATTCCTACAATATATTTATCTTTCATTCCAAAACGAATTTTCTGAATCATCAAACTCACCATGTTCTAAATATTCGTTTAACATCTTCTTTTGATGTTCTTTCATAACATTTACAACCTTTGTAATATAGTGAGTTTTACAATCGGTCATTTCTCTAATAAGTAGGTAGAGATGTTTTTTATTAAAATTTTCTATATATTCACTTCTTCTAAATAACTCCAACACAGCATCTGCTATTTGTATATCTCGTTTTTTAGTAAATACTTCAGTTAAATGTTTATCCCAATACTTTAACATTATATCTTTGAACTCTTTAAATTCATTATTCTCTTGAGTTTCATAATAATCGTTTGCAGGATTCCAAGTTTGTGGCATCTCTGAAAGAAGTGCATTTTGTTTCCATCTTTTGTAGTTACCATTGTTCTTTAAAATCAAATGGTTCTTTGCAATAATAGTAAAGTAAGAAAATGCTCTACCCTTACCTTCTTGAAACATATGCATTTTTTCTACCATGGTTGAAACTACCTCTGTTTGAATATCTTTCTTTGGTACATCAAAGTAAGTAAACTTAAATGTATTAATTACATTTTCAGCAAGTTTTTCAAATGGATATTTAATTCTTGTTTCATATATTACAGAACGTAATTCTGCATCATCACAATTATTGTACTCAACTATTGCTTCTTGTGCAGGAGTACCAAAATAAATCTTTGATTTTTTTCTTCTCTTTTTGGGCATATTATATCTCTGTGTTTAAATCTTCAACTATCTTTTTTAATGCATCAAAAGTTACACCCACTTCATCATCTTTTTCAAATGCTTGTTTGGTATCTAACTTTCTCATTTCTGCGAGTGCAGAATCAATTCGTTCTGAAGTTTGATTAACTGTATCAACTAATCTATCTTCAAGTTGTTCGTTTTGTCTTAATAGGTTTCGAACTCCTATTAGTAGTACAATATTTAGTACTACTGAAATTCCTATAACAATGTTATAGGTCGTTAATAATTCTATCATGAATTTGGTTTTAATTTAATATCATAACCACTAAACTTATGCATATAAGAAGTGATTTTTGTTCCATTACCATCTCTAAAAACTTTTCCATTTTTAAAGTATCGTTTTACAGAACCCTGTCCTCCAAGATGTGCTGCTGCCAATATACCACTTTCTGTTATTAACATTCCATTAACAGTTTGTCCATCGAATACATCAATGTACTTTTGTAATTTTTCTTTGTTGTGTAGTAATAAAGCCATCATTGCTTCTTCTTGTAGTTGTGGGTTACTTAGAAATTCTTTTTTGGTTACTTTGAATCCTAATCCCTTTAGAGTACTTTTACCAAACTGATACTTTCCCATATATCCCCATTTGTTTGTAACTGTGTAATTGTTACTTGATTCTCTAAAGCCAACATCGTGTAAGAATCTTTGTAGTTCATCCTCGTGATGTTTTTCTATTCGAAGTCTTTCTTCTTCGATTTTCAAGAGTTCTAATTCTCTTTCTTTTTCTAAATCAAATAACAATGTTTCCATATTAGTTGATTTATCTTTTGTTACTGCGGAATCTATCATTCCAAACGATAGTAGTGAAACTACTAACGTAAATATTATCTGTCTCTTCATCTGGTCTCCCTTTGATTTAACATATTACTTCTACTAATATACGAAAAAAAATCCATATATCCAAATAAAAACCAATAAATTTTTAGGCTTCTCCTTGTGGTCCGAAGTACATTGACCCTATAACTTCCTCCTCAGTTTCGTAATCTTCTTGTTCCAATGCATCTTGGTACTCCTGAGGGAGTTCTTTTAAAACTTTGTTTATCATAGTAATTATATCTTCCTTCTCACTACTTACAAGTTTATTGTATTTAATTATTGTATTATCAATCTTATCATCTATTTCATCTTTAGTGAATAGACCTTTTTCAATCAACATATCAATAAGAGTTTCTGTTACTAATCGTGTAGTAATCAATTTAGTTTGCAGTTCTTTTATTATTACTTTTGATATTGAGTTCATCTAATAAATCTTTTATATTTTTAATATCTTCATCTCCATAAACCAAATCTCCAAATGCTCTTGTGATTGATTTATTAGCGTAACCCATTGTTGCTGCAAGTCTTATACAGACTACTTTGAATTCATTGATGTCCATGTCATCTGGTACATCAAGTTCTATTTTACTTGCCTCTCTATTGTTCTCAATAAAATCCTTGTCTGTATATGTAAATATAAGTTTTCCCATGTTTTCGTTTAATTATAAGATTTCTGCTCCCTCTAAAAGTAGAGGTTCAGCCTTTTTGTATTTCATAAATTCAGTATCTCCATTTGATAATTTAACCATTACCCTTTCGTTTCTACCGTACTTCTTTGTGGATGTTACAGTTGTAGTATATCTTCTCTTAGAATCTGTTATAAGAACACCATCAAGGTGGTCTATCTCATGTTGAGCACATACACATTCTAATAACCCTTCATCAGAAAAGAATTCATTTGAATCCTTCCAATCTGATTTATCAGGTGAAAATTCTACTAAACCTAAATTATCCGTCTCTACTGTAAATGATTTATGTCTTATTGTTTTAACTGGTTTACGCATTGTCTTATCTAACGATAAACATTGTTCTACATATGCAACTGTATCTTCTGATACCTCAACAACTCTTGGGTTAATTAATACCAAAGGGTCTTTTACGTTGATTACACATGCTCTTGTGTCTAATCCTATTTGATTAGCTGATAATCCTATACCACCATGTTTAGTTAACTCAGTTAGAAGTGTTGTTGAAATTGTATCAACCTCCTCATGAGTAAGTGGTTTAGGTTCTATTACTTTATTTAGTTTTCTTGGGTCTTTAATTAGTTTCATTAAATAGATTTAATTGGTTTGTTGATAATTTTCTATTTGAAGTGGGTTCTCCCCAACCTCTAACATATATTGTTCTGCCACCATCTGGTGATTCAAATATCTTTGCATCTTTCATTTTTTCAGAAAGATTATCTTGGAATTTTCTTGCTTCAAGATATAGTTCTCTTACTTTTTTTCCAAGTTCCATATCATTGGGATAATCGTTTACTAATTGTTCTATATTCATAATACTCCTTATTTTTTATAAAAGTAAGTTATTCCTTGAGTTTTACTTTTATGTATATTAAATGTTTCTATTTTATCTCCATTCGTAAACTTACCACCTTTTATTTCTTCCATTAGGTGTGGAACGTCCTCATTGTATCCTTCTACATATATAGTATCATGAAATGCTATAATTCCTCCTCGTTTCACCAAAGGTGAGTACATTAGGTAATCTGCTAAAACTTGTTCATATGAATGATTACCATCTATAAATAAAAAATCAACTGAAGATTCGTTAGTGTAAATATCACTTACTGTTTGTACTCCATTTGATGTTCCATGATAAAACTTTGATTTACCATTTGCAAGAACAAATTTATTATAATATTTTTTTGTATTTCTACCAAACAATCTTATTCTTTCAAAGTTGTGTTCAATAGTAATTACATTTTCAAACATTTGTCTGAATAGAAAGTGTGTACTTCCAAAGAATCCAAGTCCAACCTCAAGACACCTATCAAGGTTGTTACTTTTAAGTAATACAGTAATGAGTTCTTTTAACTCATCTCTTACTTGTTGAATTCCTTTTTCTTCATTTAAAGTATGTGTTGCAAAGCTTGTATAAGGATTATAATCATATTCAATATATTGACCATCTCCCTTTCCTACAATCCATCTGTCTAATTCAGATAATATGGTGTCTACTTTTTTCACTCTGCTATGTTTAAATATTTTTCTAATAACCAAGATGAAGATTGTACTTTATCTCCCAATCCCCATACTGAATCTATTCCATATGAATTACATACATCATTCTCTGGTGTGGTTGTTTCGGTTCTATCACCACCATTACCGAATGCAACATTACCTTCCAACTCACCTCTATTTTCAGTATGCCATTTATGTCTTGCATGGTCAATAAAATCAATTGCTGTATTATCTCCATGTATAAGTGGATTCATTATATAAACATAATCCACATCTCTTAGTGATTCCATTATGAAAGCTCTTTCATTTTCTTTCATAAATGATTTACCTTTTTTTCTCCTTAACCAACTATCGTTGTTAAGTCCAATCCAAACTTCATCTGCTAACTTCTTAGCGTTTTGGATACATTCTATATGACCTTTGTGTACAGGGTCAAACCCACCGCTTATTAATATTACTTTGTACTTTTTACTCGCCATAAAATCTATTTAAGGTATTGTACATTCCTGCTACTCCAAAATCTGCACCGTGTTTTTTATTTTGTTCTAAAAAAAACGTCATTAATCTTTGAAATGACTTACCTTCATTTTTTCTTACTAAGTACAATTCTTTATCTATATCCATTACTATTCTTTTTAATTTTAATTATTTGTTATACAAATATACGAAAATTATTTTACAATTCCAAATTATTTCCAAGAAAATCCTGCACCCATGTGTCCAAACGCTGCTGATTCACCAAATATTGGTTTTCTAAGTTCTAAGAAATCTATAATTCCTTTTGGTGATAAATCATATCCTTTGATAAATTCGTGTTCTCCATCAACGATAGCAGTTGCTTGAAGTGGTTGGTCATATCCAATTGCATAAGCAAGTTGAACCATCACTTCTTGTACTTCTGGTCTTTGTTCTAAGATATCTACTGCGATTCTTCTTCCCATATATGCAGCACTTCTATCAACCTTAGTAGAATCTTTACCACTAAATGCTCCACCACCAAGTGGAACTCTTGGTCCATAATTATCTACTGCTAACTTTCTACCTGTTAATCCAGCATCAGCAGTAAACCCACCAATGTTCCAATCACCTGCAGGATTACAATGTAATGCTTCAATAAAATATTCAGGATAATCTTCAAAGTATTCCATTACTATTTGTTGTAACTTATCTGCTGGTGCGTTCTGAAACGAACATACAACTCTAAGTGAGTTACCATTCATAGTAACTTGAGTTTTACCATCGTAAGGATATTTACTAAATACGTGCTTGTTTAATTCTCTTGATAAGAAATATTCTTGTGGTAAGTATTGTTCATTATCTCTACAAGCATAACCAATCATAATTCCTTGGTCACCTGCACCACCACTATCAACTCCTTGAGCAATCTCTGGTGATTGTTTTGTAAGATGTATGATTACATCTTTTACTCCTGATATGTTGTTTACAACTGTTCTTATATCGGATTCTGTTACTTCAGTATTTGAAGTTACCTCACCAGTTATAAATACCTTTCCATTTCCACCAGCGGTTTCAATGGCACATCTTGAGTTAGGGTCTCCTTGTAAATATAAATCTAATAATGTGTCTGATATTCTATCACACATTTTGTCTGGATGTTTCGGAGAAACACATTCTGCTGTTCTAATCATTTATTTAGTTTTTGTTGTAGTTTTTGAATCTTTAATTTTATTTCTTGTGTTTGTGGTTTCACAAGTTTTAGTTCTACAATTTTTTTTGCTATTTCGTTTACTGTCATATCAATTACTTAATGGTGCCTTGATGGTTGGATGATATTCATATCCTTCTAGTTCATAATCAAACTCACCATTTAAAATATCTACGTTAGATAATTTTATTGTTGGTAATGTAAAAGAACTTCTATTTCTTTGTTCTTCTGCTTGTTCTATATGATTTTTATATAAATGAGTATCACCTAAGTTTCCAATCAGTTCACCTGGTTCTAAATTAGTTTCTTCACATAATAAGAGTAATAGAGTACCATAGGATGCAATATTAAATGGTAACCCTAAGAATGTATCAACTGAACGTTGATTCCACATTAGAGATAACTTACCATCGTTTACATAACATTGGAATCCATAATGACAAGGAGGAAGAACTACATCGTGTAGTTGTCCTACATTCCAAGCAGATACCATTAATCTTCTACTATGTGGATTTTCTTTAATATTTTTAATGAGGTCTTTAATTTGGTCTACTTTATTAGTTGGACCAGAACCATATCTGTAATCCCAACTTCTCCATTGTTTACCATATATTGGTCCTAACTCTCCATATACTTTAACAAAATTTAAATCACCCTTTTTTATTTCTTGTATAAACTCTTTCTGAGTAAACTTATCTTTATGTGGATATGCCTTGTAAGCATCACCATCCCAAATATGACAATTGTTATCAACTAAGTATTTGATGTTAGTATCTCCTTTTAGAAACCACTTCAATTCAGTCATCATGGTTTTAACTGCCATCTTCTTTGTAGTTAGTAAAGGAAATCCTTCACTCATATCGTGTCTAATTTGTTTACCGAATACAGATATAGTACCTGTACCAGTTCTATCAGTTTTTTCTTTTCCTTCTAATAAGATATCTTGTAATATCTTTTGATATTTTAAATCTAATGAGTTCATATTACATTAATGTTTTTTTATAAATACTTTTCATTCCAAATTTTAAGGAAATTTTCTTTAACTCGTCAATCACTACATTATAATCCTTTGCCCAATAATCTGAGAGGTTATATAATTTGTATGAACCTTCGGGTTTATTTACTATATCTTCACTTCCATAATCATTAACAAAACCAAAATCAATTTTGTTTTTTAGTATGAATTGATATGGTAAGAAATTCTCAAACAGTTGTGGAGTATCACATACATCCAACGTATGAGGTTCAAATTTACTAAGTATAGTTTTATATATTTCAGTAATTGCTTTTGGATTCTTTACCATTAGAAAAGAAGTGTTTGGTACTCTACAAAACTTAGGTTCAAGTTCTTCAAACAAATCATCTGCATATTTTCTCCATGGTGCTTGATAATGATACATCATTGATTCAAATTGGTCTAGTTTAGGATTATTGTTTAAATCCAAATCCCAATATGAACAAGTAATTGTATGTGGTGAATATATTTTTTCAAATATAATTGTTTCTAAATTTATATGAACATAAGGTTCTGTTTGTTCTAATAAGGTGTAGATTTTCGGCATTACCTCTAAAGTACCTTTGTACTTATCTATTGATTCCAATATCTCAACTTCATCAAACTTAATACCTCTTGATTCAAAAAAATATTTACCATAGGTATCAGTATATAATTTTGTTTTATAAAACCTACTTGCTGATAATACACTTAACTTAGCCATTTGTACAAACCTCTCATCTCTTGGTTTATAATGACCATCAATTTTTTTAAATGTAAATATTGCTTTCATATTGTATAAGCTAATATACGAAAAAAATTCGTAATAAACAAATTATATAAAACTTGTTTTTGTTTTAAGTTCTATAAGGTTGTTATTTGATATTAAGTAATGATATGTCCCATTTGGTAAATCTGTATCTTGGGAATATTTAAATAGTTTATCTAACTCACATCCATCATCAAATCCTAATCTAATAACAAGATTTTTTGAATCAAAATTAGGAACAGGTGTTGGCCAAGGTTCTTGATTAAAAAACTTAACAGTTTTCTTATTAGAGAATAGTACTTCTTTTACATCTGATGTTGGGTACTCTTCTGCGTATGGTTCATTAGAACTCCTAACAGTATAGATTATATTTTTACATTTAGAATTATTAGCAAAATCCTTTACACTCTCAGCATATGTTGGTGTTATTCCTACGTTAGTGTGAAGTGTTAGTTTTTTATCTTGTACTTTAACAACACAATAAACATAAAAATTCTCACTATAAGAATCTAAGTATTTTTTATATTTAGTAATCCCAATCATCTACTCTTTGATTTTTATAAATTGGATGTCTTTGTATTAATGAAAATGTTTCTTTTTGTTTAAATGGGTGTGGTAGTAAATCGAATATATCGATAACATCTTGTCTTAAAAATAAATCTGCTGGTAATATACCATTTTCTTTTACATCAAAAATAAGTTTTTCTGCACCACTTGGTCTTAGTAAATAAGCATGTGCACCAAATAACCACTTTGCATCTTTATTATCTGATGCCTCTCGTTTTTCTATCCCATCACCTTCCCATACTCTTGTTCCCCAATTTGGTGAACCAAGATTTAATAAATCTTCATCGAATGATTCTATATCTTTTAAAAAATAATTATCTGAATAATATCTTAATTCTACATCATGTTCAAAAATAAAAATAGGTGTATCTAGTTGGATACACTTTTCCCATAATCTATAATGAGAAATAAATGTTGCTATTTCAGAATCTACAAATCCCCCACCAAACCTTGTTATATCATTAATCTTAAAATCATTATCGATAAACTCTTGCCAAACATCATATTTATCACAACCATCAAATAAGGAAACATCTATACCTAATGATTCTAAATGTTTTTTTGTTTCTGTTGCAATATCAACACTCAACTTTGATTTCGGTAAATGTATTATATATCCTTTCATCTTAATGAGTTTATTAATTTTTGCATATAGTTGTTAACATCATCCATTACTGCAGCATTTTGTGACCAATCGTGAGAAGTTTTAAAACTATTTTTTGATTCTGAAAATCCTCCTTTTAAATGTGTAATAAATTTTCTATCATTAAAATAATAATCTCTACTTGATTTATCTGTTTTAAAATTTGGATTATCATAATATGGTCCAAGGTGTAAAAACTTTTCTCCTTCTTTAATACACTTAACTGTTGCTCCATGATTTGAATCACCCCATGCCCAATCTACATAGTAATCTTCAAAGAAATCTTTTTTTGTTAAAAAGAAATAACAATCAGCAAAACCAAGGTCTTTGGTTTCTACATATCCTCCATGTTTATAATTTATTTTTATATCTTGTACAATATCTTGTACAAACTCTTTATTAGATACATAACCTGTCAATGAAATCTTTTTGAAATCTACTGTAATGTATTTGTATTTTTCATCTGACATTTCATCTATTAGTGCACCTATCATATCGGTATGATAAAATATATCATTATGTTGAAGTATTATATAATCTCCTTTTGATTTTCTAATACCGATGTTATAAGCCATTGATGCCCACATTGATTGATTTGAATAATTATCAATATTAAAATCTGATAACCAACTATCTTTTTTCAAATCATCTAACTCCCAACTTTGATAACCAGAAATTATTTTTAAATTTGGTAATTCTATTTTAGGAAACGTATTAGAAGTATCTACTAAAATAATCTCCTTGTTCGTTTTAATTTTTTTATTAATATTTTTTATACAAAGAATAGTTTGAAGTATGATGTATGCAGAATCAGTTTGTTTCCAATTATGTAAATTAGTAATTCTATTTTTTTCAACAGTTGTAAATGGTATAATAAAACTAATCATAACTTACTTCTTTTATAAATGAACCATCTTCCATGTTTATTCGAGAGTTTACAAGTTTACCATTATTAAATAAATGTACACCTTCAACTTCATTTGTTATATGATAATAAACCCAAGTATCTAGTGGCAATTCATCAACAGATAAAGTACCCTCTGCTCTTAAAGATGAATTGATATAATATTCTTTGTATTCAATATTTGTTTCTCTATATTCTTTTGTATAATGTTTTGTTTTAGTATTATCAAAATATTTCGTTAAATGAATTAATATATTGTTTTTATATAATTCTTTTTTTATTAGTGAGTGATTCTGATTATACTTAACTTTTAATTGTAAGTTTCCTCGTGTGATTGTCTTTGTAGATAAAAATCCATATATTGAATATTCACACTCAACAATATGTTTTATTTTTTCGTAAGATTTTTTTGTATATGAGAGTATATATGGTTCGTGATAATAACGAGTTTCTTCTTGTACCGATGCAGGAAATAGTTTTAGTTTACCTTCATCCATTTGCCAATCACCTAACTTTGTATAAATGGTTTCTGTTGCAAGTAATGATTTTGATTCTTCTGCAAAATATGTTCTAATTAAGTAAGGTTGTTTATCTTGTGTTTGAAAAACCTCTTTCAACAAATTACCATTTGTATGATAAAATGATAAAACCTCACCATCATCTGAATTAGTTATCTTTGTGGATTGGGGTGCACCTTGATTCCATTTTTTCTTAGCATCTCTTTCAATAGTTATTCTTTTTTCAGAATCAACATTTTTCTTTTTCCACTTAACATAGTTACTCCAATCTATATCACAGTCATAAACAACAATATTCTTTACTTCATCATAGATACAATCATCATTGTAGAGTAATTTTCTATACATCCAATTTCCTATTAAAACTTTGCTAATCTTTCAATCTCGTTTTTTATTTTCATATTCCATGGTCCCCATGTAATATTATCTATCATCCACTTTCTATAATAAGGTGGAACTGAAGAAACTGGTTTACCTTTGTATTTTCCAAAGGTCATATAAACTTTTTCTATATCACCATCTTCGTTTTTCTTTTCTGCAAGATTTACTCCACCTTCTAAGTGGATTCCTATTTCGTGCATTGGAATACCTGTGATTTGTTTTTTACCTTCTCCATATAGTTCCCAATTTTCATCACCATCTTGTTTGTAATAAAGTTCTTCTACCTTACCAAACTTTTCTACTGAACCTACAAAGTCAACAACTAAACAATTTTCTTTCTGTGGATGAATACGAGTTCCTCTACCAACAAACTGATACCACCAAGATATCGATGCAGTTGGTCTACCACTAATCAAACAATCTAATTCTGGATAATCAAATCCAACTGTAAGAACGTTTACTTGTACAATAACTCGTATCTGTTGGTTTCTGAATTCTTCTATGATTCTTTTTCTTTCTTGTGTTGGTGTACCACCATGTACTACTGCTGATTGTGGAATTCTTTTTGCAAGGTTAGTTGCTTGTTCAATCGTTGGTACTGCAACTAAAACAGATTTTCTATCATACAGTTCATGTATTTTCTTTACAATCTTATCACCAATGTTTTGGTTCTCATAAGAACGAGCAATAGAATCTTGTGTATATTCAGCACCACTTGAATTATAAACTAAGGCACCAGTATCGAAATCGTAAGATTGATATTCTAATGGACTCCAATATTTCAACTTAACAATATCTTGAATCTGAGAAACATGGAGTATGAACTTAAAGAACATACCATGTTTAGAACGATTTGTTAACATCACCAACTTTGAAAATGGGCCAGTATCTCCCATGTTGGTTTGTAATTTTAAGGGGGTTGCAGTAAGACCAAGGACGTGAGTTGCTTTCATACCATCAACAAATCTCCTCAACTGACCTGATTTGTTTCTCGGATACCTATCACACTCATCTATAATAATCTTAGTGACCCCCATTTGTTTGAACTCGTGTGCAATATTGATTATCGAACCAATTGTTGCGTATGTTACACGACCCATTTCTTTACTACCAGCTGATGCTGAATAGATTGATGCAGTACCACCAAGTGTTACGAACTTATTATAGTTTTGTTCTAATAGTTCTTTTGATGGTTGAAGAACCAATAACTTCTCACCAAGTTCTTTGGCAATTGCAGCAATAACAATCGATTTACCGAAAGCAGTTGGTGCTACGATAATCGATGGTTTCATCTTTGGAGTTCTAAAAAATTCAACTCCAATTGCTACTGGTTCTATTTGATTTTCTCTTAGTTTCAAATTCCTAAATCTTTCCTAATATCTTCCTTTACTGTTCTTAAATATTTGGTTCTCTTTTTATGAGATACAAATGGTACAGACCAGAATTGTTTTGTTTTAAACCACCTACTGAGTTTCCATCCGAATACGAAGGTAAACACACCTAATACTAATCTTAGTTTGACTGAGTTAAGATATAGAGTTATGACAGGTAACCTAGGTGCTCCATGTGTGATGTAGGTTCTAACTTTCTTATCTTTCAAGAATGGTTTTGGATATGCATATAGTTTTGTTATGTTTACAAACTTGTATGCCCAACCTGGTGTAAATACTTCATCAAAAAATATTTCCATTCTTGGAGTTAATCTAAACCACCATACAGGTGAGATAAAGTAGATATGAGTTGACCAAGTTACTAAATCTTGATATTTCTTAATCAACCCTTTTCTTGGTTGACCAAAATCATCTCTATACAAATCAATCACTCTGTATGATTGTTTGTGTTTCCTCATCTGTCTTGTAGCAGTTTTATAGATACCATTCCAACAGAATGATTTCTTATCTGGATGTCCTACTACAATTAAAATCTTCTTTTGTTTCATTAATCGTAATTCATTCTTTTACCAACATGAACCTTTTTACCTTTTCTTCTTCTTTTTTTAGGTTTGTAGTAATCATCATCAGTATTGTGTGGATTAAATCTTCCCCAATTACCATGTCCATCATAATCTATGTAATCATCTTCATCTCTGAGTTTTTCATAGTATGCTTTTAACTCTGGGTCATTTTCTAATTCTCGTCTTTGGTGTTTGTGTGCCTTTACAATCATAGTTAGTAATCCTACTAAATATAATGTAAAGATTATAAATCCAACAACAAACATTACTATCATATTACCAGTCATTACTTTCTTCTTTTAGAGTTGTATCTTCTCTTCGCTGCTTCTTTTCTAAAGAAATCATTTCTTCTTTGTCTAATTGCAATAGCCATTGCTAAAATAGATGGCACCCAAATACCAACAAATATTCCTTCTAACTTATTACCAGTGAACCAAAGGGTTACTGAATATAAGAATGATAGGAATGCTAACAGTATGGGATAATATAATTCCCAATATAATTTTAATTTATTCATGATTTTTATTTTAATTTATGTTTCTTTTTATATTTTTCTACAAAAGAAAGTCCTACTCCTATATCGAGTATTTCATTTTCCTTTGGTACTAATGGTTTTAATTTTCGTGTACTTATAATATCATCTACTGTTGTATTCTCAAATACCTCTAATATAACTCTTGAGTTTTTACGAGGTCCTTTGTGAACAACTACAATTTCGATACGTCTATTATACTTACCCATTGGTGAATAGACCGTAAATGATTATTATTAGTAGAATAGCACCTAATCCCATACAACCATATGTCATTGCTTTCAGATTAGATTCATATTGTTTATCACTTCTACCTTGTCTACTTCTGTACTGTCTAACTTTTTTTTCTTTCATTTTATAGTTTATTATCGTGATGCCTTTCTTTAATCTTTTTATATTTCTTTTTTAAATTCTTTGCATCAGCATGTTTTCTTTTTTCTATGGTATCTACTACCTCTTTAACTTTTTTTCTTTTCTCTCTTGCAGTTTCTGATTTCTGCAATCTTTTACCTCTATCCATAATTTAGTTTTTAACATAATATACATTCTTCATCTGGCATAATCCAAAGGAGAAAAAGTATAACAATTATTGCTAGGATTGTTATCAATACCCGAACTGGTCTTGATTGTTTCTCTTTGTATGCTCTAAGTTTCATTCCCCATTTGTATGATACTTCACCTGCCCAATCAAACATTCTACCAACCAAATCAAATGGTGGTACTTTCATAAGTGTTATAAAAAAGATAATGAAGCCTTCTGTTCCATATCCTTCTTGAAACATCATCCATATAGATGCTACTAAGAAGTACCAACCTATATATCTTTGTAAGTGTTGTTTAATTTTCATAACTTGCTGTTCTTAATAATCCACTATATTCACATCTGTTTGAATTAACATATGGAAGTATAGATAATTCTTTTGCCTTAGCCTCAACCATAACATCTACATCGTTACCATACAAATCAGGTAACTCATTGATGTAATCAGAATGAGCCTGTTCTTTAATCTTTTCATTACCCTCATGTAATCTTTTAGATTCTGAGTAATGAACAATTGGTTTGATATCTGTTGGCCATGTAGAGATTGCTAACTCCAATGCCTCTTGTTCTGATAATCCACCTGTGTTGAACTTGTGGTGGTGATAATCGAATACAATAGGAATACCAATTCTCTCATGTATGTACATCAAATCTTTTACTGAGTACATAGATGCTTTATCATCATTCTCAACAGTCAATCTACCTTGTACTGATTCTGATAATCTTTCGAAGTTCTTACAGAACCTATCCATAGCAGATTGTTTATCACCATACACACCATTACAATGAATGTTTAGTTTGTTGTATGGAGTTTTAGATAACCCCAACATATCAAATACTTTACCATGTAATTCTAAATCAGTAATAGTATTTTCTACAACGTGCTCTCTTGGAGATACAAGTACATTGAAAGGACCAGGATGTGCTGTGATACGAATACCATTCGTAGTTGCATAATTACCACACGCCTGAAGTATGGTTTCGATTCGTTTGTAATATGGTGAGTTTTCAATACCATATTCAGAAGCCCATGGAAAGATATCAGATGATAATCTGAAACATTTGATGTTCTTCTGATTGTTCCATTCTAATATAGTGAATAAATCTCTTACGTTTTGTAGAGATAATTCACCAGCGTATTCTACACCCTTCTCTAAGAAGGTTCGTTTAATCATTGAACGATTTGTAGTAACTTTTGGTTTCTGAGAACCAAGAGTCATATTGATACAAGCATAACCTAAATTCATAATTTATCTGTTTTATATTTTATTTACAAAGTAAATATACGAAAAAATTATGACAAATCCAAACTTTTTTCAATATATTTTTTTAATATATCGTTATACCACATCTCAATACCGTATTCTGATGGGTGCATTTTAGATTCTACCAAACCTCGCCAGGGTTCTTCTTTTTTTAACCAATGGTGCCAACTGAGTTCAGATAAGTTAATCCAAATCTGTTGAGGAGTACAATCTTTCTTTAATAAACTTTCAACATATGATTTGTTAAATATAGATTCATCAACTCCAACTGAGTTGTATTCTTGTGTGGTGTTTTGATTTTCATAATGTATAACACATCCATCCATATCTTTTTCAACATTATCATACCAATCACCTTCTATTGATTGCCACACTATATATTTTGAATGGTCTTTTATTAATTCTTTAATTGTCATACATGAATTAAAGTAATCAATTAAATCATTTCTGAAGTTTACATGAGAAAGAACTTCACCCTTCCACCAATCTTTAAATTCTTTTGAGTTTCTTAATACATCATCTGTCCATAACATTGACTCTTCATAATCCCAGCTTGTCCAATTTGTAACTCGGTTGAGTATATTATTAAATCTGAACTTCCTCATAGGTGAGGTTAAACCGATTAATATTAAATTATCTTTGTGGTAGTTATCTGAATTAAGATAGTTGATTAGAGCGAGTATAATGTGTTGTTGTGAACCTCCATTACATGAGTAGTTATGGTAGTTGTTAAATTTATAATCTTTATATATTAAACCACCAATGTTATATTTTACTCTGTATTGGGTATCGTATGATATTAACTCATCTCCATGAGTCCAACTATCTCCGAATACAACTAAATCCATTCTAATATATTTTACTTGTGAAATCTTGTGGATATTGACTTTGTATTTCTTGAAGTGCTTTTTGGTTACCACCTCGATAACTCAACCAATAGTTTATTGCTTGTCTATCGTTTATCCATCTTTCTTTTTTGTTCCAATCAAACCAAGGATGTAGGTAAAATGGTTTACCATCAAAGTTGTGTTTCCAATTACCCTTTTCATATGCTTCTCTTCTTTCCTCATCTGTAATAATACCATCTTGGTTTATATCCTCATCTATCTTACCATCATTATCATCCATCTTTTTTTGGAAATCCATGAAACCAGATTTTTTATCATTACTCAATCCACCAACTGTGTGAATCTTATCATCTTCTTCAGACCATGGGCCTTGTTCATCTGCTCTTTCTAAGAAATCTTTTACATCAGGTTCGTTAGCCCAATCTTCTTCTTGCTCAGTTAAATCTTCTTCTACATCCATCAGTAATGTTTTTTGTAGTTCTGTAAGTTCTTCATCATCATCCTTATCTTCACCATATAACTTTCTCTTACGAACTACTTTATCTTTTTTAACAATTCCCCTATCAACCATTACTGCGTTGTTAAATGCAATTACAAGTGCAACTGCAAGAGGGTCGAATACAAAGATAATAATTAAGATGAACCAATTAATAATTTGGTCCATTGGTTTATCAAGTAATCCACTAAGATATTCAAGTGGTCCTAATTCGGATGATACACCTTCCATTGATTCTAAATCTAATATCTTCAACTGAATCGCTTGTAGTGAATCAGATGCTACTTCTCTTTTCGCTTGAACAGATTTACGATTCTGTTCTTCAACTTCGATACGTTTTTGTGCCAACCTAAGTTCGGAAGTTGATATCGTGGTTCTAACGCCTCCAACCACCGAGGTGTCTCGTACCTGGATTTGTTGAGACCTAGCATTGGAAAGAGTACCAATGTTAGTAGAAATTCTTTTAAGTTCTTCATCATATCTTATTACATCATCACCCCAAAACTGTTCTTTCTGTTCTAGGAATGCTAATTGTTTTTCTTTTATACTGTATTGATTAAATGTATCTTGAAAGGCAGATGTTAAAAATCCATAGATACCTAATGATGTTATAAGGATTAGGATAACTACTGCGATACTTAGATAGATTCTAAATGATTTGTTTATCTTTTCCCAATAGTTGTAAAGGTATCCAGCAGTAATAAGTTTAGCTAATTCTAAAGAACTTGCCATTATTATTACAGAAAATGCTGCACCTGCAAATAATTTACTTAATCCACTTACCGAAAAGAATGCTGCATTGAATGCAACGAATAGGGCGGATAATCCTAATAATAAAGTTCTAAATTTCATTTTACTATCCTCGTAATATAATATCTCTTACTTTAGATAATTCCTTTAATGTTTCTTGTAAATAGATATCTGCTTGTTTTGGGTCAGCAGGTCTTTCGCCAGTAACCATTTCTTTAACAATCTTGACTCGAGTTTCCATCATTTCAATGGAATCGTCTACTTTTGATTTGTAAATATCTTTCATTTGATATAGTTTATTGTGTAAGTATAAATATTAAGATATAAAAAAAGGGAGATTTTACTCTCCCTTTCTATGGTTCAATAATAGAGTTTAATAAGAAATCTTTAAGGACTTTGCCTTTCTGTTGGTTTTCTTATCAATAAGGAGAGTGAGTAACCCATTATCAAATTTAGCAGTTGTTTTTGTACCATCGTAATCAGTACCAACTGTTAGTGTTAAATCGATATCTTTAACGAAACGAGAAGTATCTTCTCCTTTTGTAGATTTGATTGTAACTTCTTCTTCAGTAACATCTACTGTAATATCTTTTGGATTATGACCAATAGTGTTAACTGTAACTTTTTGTTTACCATCTTCTAGTGTTGTTGCTTCAAATTGTGAATTCAATCTATTAGTTGGTTTTGTTGTGTAGATATCTCTAAAAAAATTATCTACAAAGTTTTCATTAATTGTGTAAAACATAATATTCCTTTTTTTTAATTTAAACATTTGTCTTGTATAGTACCAAATCTATACCAAATAGTAAAACATGACAATGTGTCAGTATTTATTTTACTTATCATGACAATGTGTCAGTTAAAATGGTTTTGAATCTTCCCACTCTTTATTTTCTTGTCTACAACTCATATGGTCTGCCCAATGTAAAACATATGGTAAATCAGTTTTCAATCTAAACTCTTCTTTATAAGAAATAAAATATGGTTTAGTTGCATCGTTGTATAAACCATCGGCCAACATAATACCTAACATTTCTTTTTCAGTATAGGTAACTCCATATTGGTTAAGTAACCAAAGTGCTCTGTGTGTTACATCCATAAAGTGTAATTCACCATTATGCTTAAACATAGAGTTTTGATTCTTTCTATGCCAATCAGAAGTTTCTGCTTTGTATAAAGGACCATTTTCTTTAGTACCAAGTTTACCTAAATCGTGATGGAATGCTGCGAATAATAATTCTTCATCAGTAAAATCTACTTTTAATCCACCTTCTTCATAAACTCTTTTTAATCTTACAGAGTTTCTTGCTACGTTTAAAACGTGGTCGATATAACCACCTACATATGCTGAATGAAAATGTAATTTACCACTTGCGGGTGCAAGTGCAAGTTCATGTCCTAGTTCACTCTCTGAGTACATATGTAATAGTTTTTCTAACCTATCACCTTTAAATACTTTCTTAAGTGCCTCTATGAATTTATCATAGTTAGTTTGTAATTGTTCTGCTGTGTAATTTCTCATGTTTTATAATTTAATCTTCTATTTCTAATTTTGTTAATGCTCTGTAAAGGATTTGTAATTCATCTTCGTATCTACACATACCTAATCCCATACTATTTTCTATCTCTACGAAATATTCACCTTTTTTTAATCCAAGGTCTGAGTGTTCATCATTTGCAGATGAAATCAAACATACTGCATTTGGGTCTGGATTATCTTTTGGTAAAGGTAGTTTCCAATAATAAAATTCTATTGTTTTACCTTCATCATCTTCACCATCTGTTTCCACTTCCATTTCCCATCCTTGTCTTTCAAAGGTTTCATTGGTGATTGGAGGTGCGATATTAAACTCACCATCTTGTATCATTGTAAAACTATCTTTATAGTATCACTAATTAAATATTCTCTAATAGTACCTGTTAGTACTAAGGTATCTCCTATCATCGTATTGATTGGTGCTATTACATTATGAACTTTACCATCAACTACATAAGATGCTTGATTAGATGTACTTACATCCTCTCCTTGATATACCCAAGTAAGGTTACTATCCCACTCTACTTTCAGAGGAGGTAGGTTAAGTGTATTACCAACTGTACCACTTACTGTGTGTACTGTTTGGTTTGTATCTTCGTTTAGTTCTAAGTGATAATACCCACTGTCATCCATCGGTAATCTACCATCTAATTCTAATGTAGGTTCTTCTAAAAATAATATATCATCTTCTACACTACATGATGTTAATACCAATCCAAATAGAATCATAAGAATTACAAACGCTATCTTATCTATTTTTTCTAAACTGTTGAAATATTTTTTCATAATAATCTTTCTAATATATCATCCCAACTTGGATACTCATTTGGTAGGAAATCATTTTCCCAATCATAACCGAATCTCAATAACTCACCACTAAACTCACCAGCACCATTCTTCAATCTATCATCGATTAAGTAATCACCTACTAATAAATCTTTTCTGTGAGTAGTAAATAATCTTTTGTGGAAGATATCACCGAAGTAATCTTCTATCCAAAATCTTTTATCACTCAAACTCATTGGGTTACCCCAAGGAGCGGAAGTAGCGATGAATAATTCATACTTACCACTTTCGTGTAATTTCTTTACCGCCTCAATGGCACCATCAATAGGTTTTGGGTTTCTAAATATACCTTGTATGTGGTCTGGATTATCTTTGTATCTTTCTTTTAAGTGTGGGTGTTTGTCAAACCAATCTACTAATGCCTGGTTGAAATCAACCAACACACCATCCATGTCAATGTAAATTATCTTTTTCTTCAATACTTTTTTGTTTATAATGTTAATATTATCACTCATTTACTATGTAAATATACGAAAAAAAATCGAGACTACCAAACTTTTTTTCACTTTTTTTACTTTAAATCTTCTCTTTTTATTCTCTTAAATACACCATCTATATTTTCCCAATAGAATGAATTATACAAGATGTTGTCTGCATAATAATATGTTGGTAGAAATATATCATAATCTCCATCTGAATCATAATCTGATAATAGTATATTATTATCTCCATGTATATTTCCAATAGAAGGATTATCAATTACAGAAGAGGTTACATCGACCAAAGTACCATTATCATTTCTAAGAATACTTAAGTTTCCTACTTCGTTAGATGTCGTTTCAATGTAATCAAGTATTATTAAATCATCATCACCATCGTTATCAAAATCAGTAACTTGATAATCATCTACATAATGTTTTAAAGTGTAAGTAGATGTCATTGTACTTTTGTTTATATTAGTACCTCCCTTAAACTTATACCAAGTTCCTCCATTTGTTGTATCGTAATGAATCAAATCATCTATACCATCAGTATCGATATCAAATATAAAAACTGGTCCTGGTCCACTATTGTGTTCTTTATATTCTAACTTATCATTCTCAACAAGGTAGTAACCATTCTCTGCTAAGAATATATCTAAATTACCATCACCATTTAAATCAAATAATTTTTGAGTGTAAAAGGTAGATTCATTTGTATTTGAATTATCAAGTATTATTTTATGAGTATCTGTTTTAATATCATATAATGCTAAAAGATTTGGTTTATACCATGAACCCCACTCACCTTCACCCCAAAAGTTAAGTAATATTTTTGTTTTATTATTATCAATATCAAATGTTAATCCATTGATACTATCTCTTGCTCCACCTAATATTCTATCGGTAAAGTTATATTCAAAATACGAACCATCAAAACTCATCTTTACTAAATCTGCAGTACTAAGATTATTGTAGTGTACTTGTGAATAAAATTCTGATTTGAAATCAAAAAACTTTTGAATTGGTGCACCATCTGTATCTCCTACTAATAAATCTAATTTGTTAATTGGAGTTGGTAGTTTGACATTCTTATCAAACGTTTCATATAGTTCTTCTTTCTCACACCCCATAAGAAAGAGTGTAAGAAGAATTACAAGAAGATTTCTCATGTTTAAGATTCTTCTTTTATATGAGACCTAAATCCCATTACAGGTACATGACCAGTAATTTCGATTTCTCTTTTTCTAATAAACTGTTTGGTTACTTTGAGGGTTTCTAAGTCAGTTTCGTTTATTACCCAATCTTTGAATAGGTAAGTTAACATTTTACTTTTAATTCTTTTTATCATTGTTTTAAATTTAAAGGTTAATAAAATAAACTCATTGCATTCTTCAATCCTTCTTCAGTTGCAAGGTGAACTGAATCCACTTTTACATTTAAAGTATCTGAATCTGCGTATTGTTGTACTGCAAGTTTCTTTGCTCCTCGTAGGGTTTTAGCCCAACAAGTATTCCATCCTCCACCTTCGAAGGTGAACATATATTGTTTTAATTCTAAGCTCATAATATTTGTGATTTATCGATTAATGTATTTACGGTTCCTATAATGTTACTACCATAATTTACTTCTACCCTAACACAACCATTAAGGTCAGGGTCAAATTCACATTGGTAGTTATCATTGTTAACAATTCCTTCTTGGATTTGTCCATATTTGTTTTCAAATTTTATTGTATCTCCTATTTTTATCATTTATTTAAGGTTTAAAGTTTCGTTAATTAGTTTTAAGATATCTCCACAATAACTCCAAGTGTTCCAAGAGTAGTAAGAATCAGTAGAAGTAGCATTCAAGTTAATTGATGGGATTCTCAATCTTCCACCAGTGTATTCTCTTGAACCACCACCAGTAGTGTATCTAAGACCAGCAGCTGAAGTGTACTTATATTCACTCCAATCACAGTAATCGTGTTCGATGTTTAATTCAGTAAGTAGATTAGAAACCCATCTCAATTGTGGCATTGGGCCAGTTCCTTTTGATTTGTTTACTAATTTTTCGTAGTGTTTATAGTTTTTAAGGTTTTTTAACTTCATATCTTAATTATTTACATAGTAAATATACGAAAAAAAGCCGAGACTTCCAAATAAAAAGTGAATTATTTTTAATATTTTTTAATTAAATTGATACCTCTGTGGAAGTTTTTTGTATCAATTGGTAGGTTATTGGATTCCCATTTTTGAAGTTTTGGTGGGAATGGACAAACAGTACAATGACTAAGTGGTATATCACTATTGATAAAATCTACAACTTGTTGTGTATTATCCCATGTACACATATCTTTTTTTTCACTATAAGTTGTAGTACATCTATATAAATGTTTTTTTGTAATAACTCTACAAGTATCTTTTTGATAACATCTTTCCCAATTTAATTTTGTAGAATATGGTATATTATCTTCTTCTTCTCCCCATAAATGAAATCCATTCTGCCTCCAAAAGGATACATCTACATGAGAACTTAAATCCTTGTATAAATCAGATGCTTGTATTATATCTCCTAAATCTTCTTCGAGTGGATATACTGAGATTACTAATCTATCTAATTTTTTTAAAGTATTAACTATCTTTGGAGTAAAGTTTAATCCATTAGTTACAAGAGATAAGAAATCAAATCGATTTGTACTTAGTAAATAATCTACAATTTCATCTAAGTTTGTATGAAGTGTTGGTTCACCACCTAATATTTTTAACTCTTCTAAATGTAAATCTAGTCGTGTTAGGTTTTCTATTACTTCTTTTACATCACTTAGTTCATATCTCGAATTAGTTATACGACCATCTTGAAGGTAATCTAAAACTACACATCCTTTACAATTTAAATTACAAGTATCTATTATGTGTAAATCAAAACTTCCAGGTAATACATTAGGCATAATTCTGTAATAATCTTAATATCTCATCCAATGATTCGTGTCTGTGGTTATCTAATAAACTAACCGAATAAACATATTTGGATTCTTTAACTTTTGCTACATCATGTATAGCAGAATCATTAGGAAACTTTAAATCAATCTGTTGTGGGTCTCCACAAAGTATCATAGTTGATTTTTTTCCTAATCTACCCAATACCATTCCAAGTTGTTGTTTGGTTAAGTTTTGAAACTCATCTACAATCACACACGCATTATCAAACGTTCTACCTCTAAAGTGAGATAAAGATACCAACTCAATCTTTTCATCTGCTTCCATCTTTTGTAGAATAGCAGGTTTGTTGTAAACCTTTCTCATATTAGAACGAATTGGAACTAACCAAGGCTCCATCTTTTCATCAAGTGAACCTGGTAGATATCCATTATCTTCATTTGATACTGTTGGTCTTGTTATAATGATTTGATTTATCTTACGAGTAAAAAACATATCCAATGCAATCTGTACCGCAAGAAGTGTTTTACCACTACCTGCTTTACCTAATACAAAATTATATGGATGATATAAGATATTTGTTTTAGCCATTTTTTGTTCTTCTGATAATGTAATTGAAAATCTAACCTTTCCCTTTGGGGCTTGTTTGTTAATGTTCTCTGTTGGCATTGTACTCCTTTTTAAATTATTTGTTCTTTTCTCCAAGTCCTATTAGGAAACTCAGAGTAATCCTTAACCTTAATTTTATACTTACTTGCAATTACAGTAATTACTAAACCCTCTCCATATCCAATACCAACTCTACTATATCGAGTAACTTCTCGTCTATGTGGTTTTGTATTAAACATTTCTTCATGTGGTTTTTGTAATGTGTTAAAATCTTTTTTTATAACTGATAAATCGTTTCTGTATGGAAATGATATAATCGCTTCTGGTATATACCACTCTTCCAATACTTCATGATTTATTTTTTTAAATTGTTCTTTTATTTTCGGATGTTGTTCTGTACTAATATAGTTACTTACAGGTTCTTTAAATATATTAAAAATTGAGTAAGTATATAAACTATCATCATCTAATTTATTATTTGTATCATATGCTTCTAACCAATCAGAATCTATATATGTTATTCTTTGTTTATGTTTTTCTGAAAGATTTAGTATGTGATTTATTTTTTCATAGTAACTAAACTCATCTCTATCATATTGATAACATATCCCATTATCAAATAAAGAAGGGTTATCTGTTAAGATGTGAAGTTCGTTGTTTTTAGAAAACTTATTTACAGAGTTTACATATTTTGAGTTCCACTCTTCACCAATACATTTAGTTGCATAAATCATAGTAACCCCATTTTTTGTTTTGTTTCTTTAGATGAAAACCATATTGACATCATAACTCGTTTTCCTGCGGTAATTTCACTTACACTATGTCTTTGATTTGCTCCATTAAAAAATACAACATCACCTCTTTTATAAAAATCTTGTAATACTTCTTCTAAGTGAACATCTCCTCCTTGAAATGAATCTCCAATCATTAAGTTATAAGTTATATTAGAATCAGGGTCAAAGTGAGGTAGTGCAAACCCACCAACTTCATAAGATACTTCTGATACTACTATAAGTTCTTTATTAGGTTCATTGAATATTTCTCTAATATAATCATTGAGTTTTTCATTACTCAAAGAATAGTACTTAATTGTAGTGTGAGCTTTACCGATGTGAGGTAAGAGATGAGAATCTTTATTGTATGGTTTTAATCTTGGAATTAATCTATAAACTTCTTTTAATTCTTTTTCAAAATCAGAATCATCGTTTAGTAGAATCGGTGTTTGTTTTAATAAAGATTCTAATATTTTTAATTGCTCTTCAGATATTTTAAATGAATTATTCATCTATAAATTTATGTTCGTACATACCTGAACCTTTACATAGTTTAATTGACCAATGATTCCAATTATCACAATACAGATATGCAACCTCCTTTCTGTTGTATCTAAGTCCCAACTCAATTGCTTGTCTAAAAGCGATTTGAGATGCGTTTACAACTTTCTTATCTTTTCTTGATACTGTACCAGTACCCATATATTGTTCATGTGGTTTTAGTTTTTGACCTACTGATTTAAAATCTTTAGTAATGTAATCATTGTTTAACCAATACCATCCACATGCTAAATCTTCATACATAAGAATCCAACATTGTGAACCAAACTCTACCATTTCTAACGCATCTTCATATGTTGGTGCTTCAGGCCAATCAATATCATCATTGAGTCTTTCAATGACTCTTCGTACTTTCGCTTCTTTTGCCTTAACTTCTATTGGAGTTGTAAGTACATCAAATGTAAATCGACCATCCCATTCATAACCTCGATTTTCGTAATGGTCAACACTTACCTTTAGTTGAGTGATATCTTTAGTATCAATTTTTGCTGTATTCATAAAGTAACATTTATTATAAATATGTTGTTATATAAGATTGTTAGTTAATCTTATCTGTTTAATTTTTAAATTAAATAATGAATTACAATAAGATAGAACCCCACCTTCACCATATCCACATCCATTATTAGAGTGTTTGTTTGCTGGATGCCAGTTTGGATTATCTATCGGTCTATAATCTTTGTAAGATTCATCATAATAAATTTCTGAAGATTCCCATATAAATCCTTTTGGATATATCGATTCCCATTTATCTTGAAGTTCTAAAATAAATGATGATATTTTTTTATGATTTTGTTTATATGGCATCGATAATATTCTTTCATGTGGGTAAATGATTTCATCTACTATATCCTTTCTTACAACTTCTTTAAAAGTTTTATAAAAGATTCCGATACTTGGGTCTTTTATTACTTTTTCTATATTATCGTTTGGAGTTGTGTAAACTTTAAATGTATATAATGATTCATTATCAAAATCAACTTGTTTGTTTACTATCCATTTAAATTCTTCAAGATGAAGTGCATCAATATCTACTAAAGTTACTCGTTCTTTATATTTGGTTACTAAGTTTATTAGTAGTATTATTTTTTCATAATAACTAAATACATCTCTGTTGTATTCTATAATTTTACATGAAGGAAAGTATTGTGGACAATCAGTTAGTACATAAACAGTTTCAGTTTCTGCTAATTCATTTACACTTGTTTCATATCGTTTACACAAGTCATCACCTACACTTACTGTACAATAAATCATATGATTTCTTTGTTTAAATATATCCAACTACTATCTTCAAATTTTTTAGTGGGATTACCTAATGTTTCATCTATTGCTTTACAAACTCCTGGCCAGTGATGGGTATAATCATGTCCACCAATAATACCACCTACTTTTAATTTGGGTAAATACAATTCTATATCTTTCTTTACTGATTCATAAGTGTGTTCAGCATCTATGTAAATAAAATCTATACTCTTATTAAGGAATTTGTTAACTACATTGTAACTATAATCTTCATGGTGTATTATGTTATCAAAGTATCTTGTATTTAATTTATACTCTCGTTTAACATCATCCCAAGTATGACCATGTAGTTCATTGAACTTCTCAGTACCAGTATGTGGGTCTATTGAATGTATTGTTTTGAATAATCCCATAGATGCAAACATCATTGTAGATTCTCCCATATAACTCCCAATCTCAATCATAGTTTTTGATGTATTTGGAGGAAGGGTTTCTTTTAGTTCTATTAACAAATCAATCATACCTTTATATAAAAAGTTATAATGAAAATTGTTCCATTCATCTGGTCCATTAAATCTCTGTGTTATCATAGTACAGAAAAGTTTAATGTGACTGGGTCGTGAAATTTATTAGTATAAAACTTTTGATGATTTATTCTTGATGCACTATAAACACACGCGTATAAACATCGTGGGATATCTGATTTGTTTGGTTCTGATTGATGAGGAGTATCTCCATGT